TAGAGAATCTTCGTTTTGTGCGAGACCGTGTCACCGCCACGCCTAATATGCCGTTCCCGTCATCAACGCTTACCGCGAACTAACCGGGCAGCGGGTATGGGTACACGCCGAATGACCACCGTCGAATGCTGGTGTCCGGTAACGGGTTTTGAGGGTAGCTACGAGATATCCGACCGGGGTCGTGTGAGATCCCTGGACCGCATCGTGATCAAATGCGACGGCAGCCGATATCCCTGCAAGGGTCGAGTTCTCGCCCAAAACCTCCGACACGGTCAGCTGTGCGTTGCACTCTCGCGCGCAAACCGAACCCACCAGCGCTCGGTCGCCGCGCTGATGCGGCAAGCCGGGCTCGCAGCATGAGCACGGCCGACGACATCTTCAGCGTGTTTCTCGGCGTCCCGCACCTGCCCGGCGCCCGTTGCGTCGGTAGCGCCCAGCTATTCGATGAGTTCGACGATGAAGACGTCGTTTCGGCTGCGATCGCCACCTGTCTCCGCTGTGCCGAATTGCAGCCGTGCCGCCAATTCGTGGAGTCATTACCCCGGCGCCACCGGCCGGATGGAGTAACCGGCGGGGTCTGTCGCCGTCCACTCAAACCACGCTTACCGAAAGAGGCAGCATGAATCCCTACAGCGAACTGCCGCCCGAGGACTACCCAACCTACTCGCTGGCCGACTTCATCGACTACCTCATCTATGCCGCCGAAGACGTCCACGACCTGCCCGCCGAACACATCCGGCTCAGCCAACCCGAACTCGGCGCACTATCCGCCGCAGCCATCGAACAAGTTGCCCGCGGCGACTGCCGCTGGTGCGGCGTCGACACCGCCGCCACCGGTGAGTACTACATGCTCACCGACACCATCTGGGACACCTACGGCCCCACCCACGGCTGCTCCTGCATCGGACGCATCGAACACCGCATGGGCAGACAGCTACAGCCCGACGACTTCACCGACGTCCCCCTCAACACCGACGACCGCTTCCAACGATCCGACCGACTCCGCGACCGACTAGCCGGCAAGACCACACCGGACGCTGCGCTGAGCACCCTCCCAGCAAACGAGCCAGCAAACGATCCGGACCACCCCGGGCGGGTCAAAAGGTCACCGCCGACCCAGGGCACCATGGCAGTACCTGAGCCTTTTCGCAGGTCAGCGCGATTTCCTGGTTTACCAGATGCCGAAACACCCCGAACTGAGAGGACCCCAGCAAATGCCAGCAAAGCCGCAGCAAAGACCCCCTAAAGGCCTCGGTAAAGCGGGCCGCGCGAAGTGGCGCGAAGCCACTCAAGAATTCGTTTTTGACCCATTAGAAACGGCCACTTTGCTGCAAATTTGCCGCCTTACCGATCGTTTACAGGCCTTAGAAGATGAGTCTGCGACATCGCCGCCCACCACTAAGGGCAGTCGTGGGCAGGTGGTGTTGTCGCCGATCATTCAGGAAATCAGGCTGACGAGTCTCGCGCTAGCAAAGTTGTGTAAGTCTCTGGATCTGCCGGATCCGAAGGCCCCGACGGGTCGCCGTAAGGGCCGTTTGCAGTCCGTACACGACATGACAAGGAAGGCGTACTGATGGCTGATTACCGTCCCGAGGAGGGCCGCGGGGAGTTTCCGCCGGATGTGGTGACCTACAAGGCGAAAGTCGAGTTCGCTCGGGAGCACGGGACGTTCGGCCGGCTGCGGTCGGGGCGCGGCCGGATCCTTCCGATCATCCAAGAGTTAGCGGGGCGTCTGCTCCGAAACAACGACCACGAGGAGGACACGGATGGCTAATCAATCGTATGTCGAGGGGGAGTTCTACGACCCGTCGGAGCGGTGGTCGGATGATGCGATCGTGGCCGAGTTGATGCGGGGCCTGGATTGCAGCCGGAGTGAGGTGGTGCCGATCGTCCGCGCTGGGTTCGAGGTGAATGACGAGCTGCGCAGGGATGCCGCCAAGGCGTCGGGGGAGGCGCAGAAGTGGAGGGAAGCGTATCGACTTTGCCTCGCGGAGTTGGAGCGCGTCACCGGTAAGCGCAGCTGGTTTCGGAGCCGGTACGGCGGGGGTTCCGTCCCGGGCCAGCGGGAAGGTTTAGTCCGCGATGACGAATCCCGCTTTCGATTTCAACGCTGACGACGGCGTACTGGCCGCCTCCTTTGCTGCCCGATGGTTGGCGAGTTATCACGCCCAAGATGATCAGGCCCGCGTGATTCTGCAGACGCTCGATCACCGGGGCTTGGCGATGATGACCGGCGCGCTGGGCGAAATCTTCATTCAGACGCTTGCGAAGCTCGAAAGGGATGGCGCTCTGCAGGGTGGTGGTGTTCAGCAATGGCTCGATCGGCTTGCACTTAACACGGGCGCGGCGGCCGACGCCGTTGCCGCCAAATACCGAAACGATGGGGAGAACTGAATATGAGCACGGTCAGTAAGGGTGTTATCCCGGTGGAAAAGCGCGCCCATATCCAATCGGTGATAGACCGGCGAAACAAGTACATGACTCAGGCTGAAGGATTGCAGGCGCGGGCCGACAAGCTCTATAAAAAGGTCGACGCGCTCGACGCTGAAATCGTCGCCGCATGCGAGTAGATGGGTACCCCGAGGGGTAGAATCGTTGTAGGTTGTCCGGCCGCCTGCGAAGTGCTAGCGCCGCGGCCAGGCAGCCCCAATTAAATGAATTGGTTAGCTTCCTCGGAGCCGCCGGGCACTGGTACGGGCGAAGGAGCTAGCCGAGGAAACGTTCTAGGCGCGCAACGGACACCCGACCCGCCGCGGAACTATCGCGCTTGGCCTGCCACAGGGGGTTTCCCTCGGGGCCTGCGGAAATCCACATTTGTTTTGTAATGCCCTTGCGGCGCAACGGAGTTATCCGTTGTGTCGCTGTCGGGCACCCTACTGAAAGTAAAACCAACATGACTGATCTAGCGCGCATTCGCGCTGATATGGACAGCATTGTGCGGCGGGCGAAATCGGCCGGCCGGGATGCGTTGACCGATTCCGAGGATGAGCAATTCCGGTCTCTATTGGAGCAGCGCAACGAGGAAACGCGCAGAGCCGAGATGCGCTCTGCAGCCGCAAACATCTTCAATGACTCACAAGCCCGAAACGGAAAAACTATGCCTACTGAATATCGCGCGGAATCCCGCGTCTACAACGAAACGACCGCCAATCAGGGCCGCTCCTTCTTTGCGGACTTGGTGAAAGTGAAGTCCAATGACGACGCTGACGGGTCGGCCCGCCAGCGTCTGATGGAGCACGCCGAAACCCGAATGACGACAACGGGCGATGGTTCAACGTTCGTGCCTCCGGCGTATTTGCTTGACCAGTACATCCCGGCAGCGGTGGCCGGAAAGCCGTTCGTGGCAACACTCCCCGAGCGTCCGGCGCCGAAGGCACACACGATCGACGTGCCCAAGATCGTTACCCCGCCGACCGTTGGCGTCCAGAACCCTGAACTATCGGCGGCGAGTAACACTGACCTGACGGACTCGTACGCCTCGACCGTTTTAACAACGGTGGCCGGCCAACAGCTCGTCTCCAGACAATTGTTGGATCAGAGCCCTATTGATATTGACAGCGTGATTTTTTGAGTCGCTGAATCAGGTGTGGGCTCAGGAACAGGATGTTCTCGCGTTGCACGGCACAGGGTCGTCCGGCCAGTTCTACGGGATCGACAACATTGCCGGTATCAACACGGCCGGGTTCGCTGGGAATAGTGTCCAGAATATCTATACCGCGATTACGAATGCGATTGCGACGATTTGGTCGACCCGGTATGCGGCGCCCACGCATATTTTGGCGCATCCGAATACGATTTGTGAGTGGATGGACAAACTGGACACCACTAATCGGCCGCTGTTTGTTCCGCATGCGCAGGGCCCGATGAACGCGGCGGCGATCCTGGAGAACCTGAACGGACAAGGCCCGGTCGGTACTCTGCTCGGATTGTCTTTGATCGCGGATCCGAATATCACGTCGGCGAATGGTGCGGAATCGGTGTATGTCTACCGGGCACATGATCTGATGTGGTTTGATTCCGGGCCGCGCGCACAGGTGCATTTCGACACCTACGCGAACGAACTCGGTGTCTTGTTGTCCTTGTGGTCGTACTCCGGATTGATTTCCCGCTTCCCGCAATCCATCGTCAAAATCTCCGGATTCGCGTACGGCTCGTAATTGAGTTTGGTGCTGTGCGAGTGCCCCGCAATTCCTCCGCGGACGCGCAGCGCCATTAGGTGAACCGGCTCGGGTGTTCCCTTCGGGAGCCCTTTCAACCCGGGCTGGTTCACCACCCCAAAACTCTTGAAAGGAAAGCAATGTCACTAGCGAGACACTTCGTCCGCCTGTCGGCGCGCGCCCGAGCCCGGAGACGTCAACGTCGTCCTGACTGGGTTGTCGACAAGATCGCTAACCCCGTCTGGGACGGATCGCTGCCAGACATGTACGAGCCGCGTTCCACAGGGCACCACGTCGGCTACTGCGAGCACTGCGGGCCGCCAGGAGAAGTTGAGGGTCAGTGACCGGCTTTCTCCAGCGCGTCCGCGATCTTCCGTAACAGCTGGGCAAGGATCCGCGAGTCCTTGTCGGGCGG